TTTACTCCCAATGCTTCATACATTTTTCTGTAAATTTCATATAGATTGTGAATTTGAGGATTAGATTGAGCAAGTTGTAATTCAGTTTGTGCTAAACTAATTCTTTGAGTTTGTGAAAATATATTTGGATCAGCGACTGGAACAATATCTATTCTATCATCAAAGTCTGCTTGCTTAATATTTTTTTGTCCACCTACAACATCATAAGGATATTCTTCTGGTAAATATAATTTAAATACCCTTGATAATAATTTGAATTCTAATTTTAATGAGGCATACAATCTTTTATGTATAGCAGACATTGTTCTGCTTCCTCTTTCAAGTAAAGCTACGGTTGTACCTACTGCTGCTTGTTGATTACCATCACCTACTTGTATATCAGCAATAGAAGCAAATCTTTGACCTGCTTGTACCACAACCCCCATTAATTGTAATAAAGTTTGAGAAGGTTCTTTGTAAGGTAGAGTCATAAATGCATCTCTAAGGTTTCCCCCTGGAGCATCTACATCTCTCCACTCACCTGGCTGAATAGATTGAGCATCATCTCTAATTCTAATACCACGCATTTTAAATCCTGCTGGTAAATTAGATAAAGTTCCTGCATCAATTAATTGTCTTAAAGCAGATGTGGCTGTTCTTGATAGCCCACCGATCATATGAATTAAACCAAATCCATAAAATCCTAAACCCGGTAAAAATTTAAAATGAACGAAGTATTGAATTTTATTTTTCTTAACATCACCTATTTCATAATTTCTACGAATAGATAAAATTTCACGAGAGCTTTCTTCTATCGTCACAATGTAAGGAAGTTTAATTCCAGTCATTTCCCCGTTGGGATCACGATCTTCAAAGCCCTCGAGATCCAAGTTTACATGACATTCTACTAATGTAAAGATATCTTCATAACCCGATTTAGTAACTCCTTCAATTTCTCTCTCTTTTGATTTTACATCAGATGTATCTGTAACAGAATCATCACTTGGTAATAAATCTAAGTCTCTATAAAATCCTGCGACTTGTTGTTTTCTTAATTCATTTGCAGAAATTTTTATTGTATGCATGATTGCTTCAGCATCATCTAATGATGTCGCTGAATAAGGAACAACTAAATCTTCTGCTGGTACAAATTTAGAAACAGCTCTTCCAAGTAAATCATCATAATAAACTTTTTTAAAAGTAGATCCTGATAAAGGTAAATAAAATAACATTTGATCAAACTCTGGTTCATATTCTCTCATGACATCCATAATTTGATAGTTCATAAAATCTTTAACACGTACAGCTTGATCTTCTTTTTCTCTAGAAGAGTTTCCAATTATTTGAGTTCGCACCGGTCCATCTGCTGGTAATAATTCTTTGTAAGCTAAAGCTTGAAATTGTGTAACTGCTTCTGCTAATACTGGATGAGTTGCACCACTTGCTCCTTGAAATGGTTCTGTTCTTTGATCGTATTTAAATCCAAGTAAATCTAAACCTTGAGTATAAGTTTGTTCCCAATCTTGACGTGATGTTTTATAATCTAAAAAATTTTGATAAAGTTCTGAACCTAAAGGTCCTAAAACATCTTCCGGTAATAATTCTGCTAAGTTATCAAAATGGTTTACACTTTCACCTTGATTAAAAGCTCCTGGATTAAAATTAATTTCAACACCACCATCTGACGTTGGAGTGATTTCTGTATTTTCTGTACTTGGAATAGATTCTTGAAGTTCTACAATTTCTTCTGCAGAAGCCTCTGGATTTTCTATTTCAATTTTATTTATAACTTCGTTTGGAAGCGATTTGTCTATAGTTGCCATTTAATTTCTCCGAGTTCACTATCTTAACCTTATTATACGTAACATTCAAGCCCTGTGGGTTAGGACCTGATTTAGGTGGTATAGTTGTTGTTAATTTTTTCATTATATTCCAAAAGAAGAAGGAGGAAGATTAGCTCTATATCTTGCAATCAATGAATCTAATAAAGAATCTCCTGTTGTCTGATTATATAATGGAGCGTACTGAGGTAATGTAGTTATTCCACCATCACCTCCTGAACTTTGTGATGGTCCACTTTGAACAGATGAAGATTCTTGAGTATCGTCACTTGGTCCTGTTACTCCTCTGTTAGCAGCATCTACTGCTGCAGAAATTCCTCTTGCAGCTAAACCTGCAACTGGTCCCATTGCAATTCCTATTGCTGTTGCGACTGGGTTATTAACGGCATTTGCAATTGCATTTTTAACCGCATTAGTAACTGTACTCATTACTCCTGTATTTGCTTCAGCTGCTGCCGCTGTTGCTGCCGCTCCAACTGCACTTCCTGCAACACCTCCCATACCTGCATTTTCAGAAGTTCCTGCAACATCACCAACACTCATACCACTAGTATCACTAACACCTAATCCACCAACATCACCCATTCCTATTCCACCCATTGATCCTGAATCTGAATCTGCTCCTGGTCCTGGCCCTCCGTGTCCAGATCCATCGTCTGATCCCCCTGGACCACTGTCTCCTTCTCCACTTGAATCTCCATCTCCACTTGAATCTCCACTTGAATCTCCACCCGATGATCCATCGCCACCTGATGATCCTCCATCTCCTCCTGATCCTCCTCCAGATCCTTGTAATGATGGAAGTCCAAATGGACCTCTGTTAGGTTTACCTTTTAATGAACCATATAAATTTAAATCTATTAAAATTTTTTGTTCATCTTTTGTAATATATGCAAGATGTGCAATTGGATGTTTAGGTGATGATCTCCAACGACGAGGGGCACTTACTGTTTTTTGTTTTCCTAAATAATTAAAAACTCCACCTTGTTTTACAGGTTTTGTCTTACTAGGTTTTTCAATATTAATTTCGTAACTAATTTTCTTCTCAATCATATTAATAATATGTTCTATTTACCCTTGTGGTAGGCTCATCTTTATAGTCTTCTGGATGAGAAATCAACCCACCTTGTCTAAATCTCATTAATGCCTGGGTCATAGAATCTACTAAATCGTCATTATCTCCATGTGGAAATGCAGCACATTCTTCAATAACTTCCTGTGCAAATTGTTTACCTTTTGGTGCCCATATCTTTCCAGATTCAAATAGAGGTGCAACTGCATTAACTCTTGCATGTTTATCATTGCCTTTTGATGGTGTGTAATTAACAACAGGTATTCCCATTTGTCTAAGTTCATAAGTTAATGGAAGACCCGATGCTTTAGCTTCAACTAAAACTGTTTCAGGTTTCCAATACATATATTGTTCGTGAGCCAGGCGCCTTAGTTCAGGGAACTCTACACGCTTCTTAATTGAATCAAGCAATATTAAATTTGGACCAGAGTCTTGGTCTGGGTAAAATACACCCCATGTTGTAATCGCCGAATAATCCGCAGTTTCTTTTTTTAAGAATGCAGTATCATAAGATTGAATTACATGTTCAATTGCAGGCACATAATCTTCTTCCCAATCTTTCCACCACTCACGTTTAATAATGGCTCCTTCTTCTGAAGTTGGATTTTGCATGTATTGGGCATTCCATTTAGAAACACCTGCTGATGCTTTAACTGCTAGTAAATCTTCTAACTTCCAATATTGTGGCCACACTGCTTTACCTGATGGTAAGATTGCTGGAAATTCTACGATCTCCCATTTATCAGCTTTATCTTCTGCTCCTTGAGCCTTGATCAATTGTGCAGTTAAATCTTTTGTACTCCATCTCGTCATAACTAAAACAATTCGTCCACCAGGTTGAAGACGTTGACGTGGACCTGAAGTATACCATTCATATGCTTTCTCAAATGCAGTTGAAGAATTTGCATCTTGTTCTGAATGTGGATCATCAATGATGAGTAGATCAGCACCCCTACCGGTTACCGCACCTTGGACACCGACAGCAAAGTATTCACCGCCCTTGTCCGTTTCCCAACGACCAGCGGCTTTTGAATCTTCTTGTAATCTCGTATTAAATATTTCTCTATATTCAGCTGAGTCAATTAAGTTTTTTGTTTTACGACCAAACCTAACTGCAAGTTCTGCTGTGTGAGTTGCTTGAATAATTTTTAATTTAGGATCATTACCAATCATCCATGCAGGTAAAAAGTAAGAAGCAAATTCTGATTTAGTATGCCTTGGTGGCATATTGATAATTAATCTTTTTAATTCTCCTGATCTTAGTCTATTAAATTTATCTGCAATAGTTTTGTGGTGGGAGCCTTCAATAAAATCTGGCCAAATATATTTTACAAATGTTAGAAAATCAGAACGAATATTTTTGTCTGTATTCTTTTTAATAGACATTAGAAAATTTAATTTAACTTTTTTTCTAACTTCAGGGTCTTTAATATTATTTATATTTCTAAGTTTTTTTAAATTTTCTTTATCAAGCATAATATAATTATGGTACCTAAATTGTTTTTAACACCCCCGGGGGTATAAATCTATAGGTAATTTTATAACCTATAGGGTCCCCTTATATGGTACCTTAAATATTTTTTACCCCTCCCCCCTACTTAGAATAAAAGTAATTTAGAACTCAAAATGAATTTATTAACTATAACTATGTAAATCTTAGACTAAAGGGTATGTTAGGATCCCTATATTTTGTTTTACCCCTCCCCCCTCTTTAGAATAAAAGTAAATCATAAACCCATTGGGACCTCTACGATAAGGGTGGGACCCGCCCACATGTATATATTATCGGTAAGGGTGGGCCCCGCCCACATGTATTTAGTAGTGATAAATATATCACAGAATATCCTATTGAATTATAATACTATTAGTTGATGATTAGGACAACATTGTTGCCCTTGTTATTATATACATAATATCCCAGATAGTAGTAGAATAGAATCACTAACAACGAGAAAGAAAATGAAAACAATAGACGTAAAGATAATCTACTTAGAAGGCAGATTAGATGATGTTGAAAGAGAACTTAGCATTATAACTTCTAAGAAGTATGAGTTAGAACAAAGAAGAAAAACTCTTCTAGAAAAAATAAATAAACTAGATGAGGAAAGAGAAACAGTTATAAGAAAAATAGAAATAGCCCGTATAGATAAAAGAAACGGACTATAAAACAATCGGGGTGGCGAAAGCCACCCCACAACAGAAAGTAATAAAATGAGACTAAAAATAGGTGATACAATAAAGACTAGAGTATGGTCGCTTGATAAAGCTAAAAGCAAAATGGGTGTTATTACATCTATTAACATTGCCTTAGATTATCACGATAAAAAAGCTGAATATGGTATTGAGGTTAAGCAGTATGATACTGAACTAGATTATATCGGAACAGTATCTTATGACGATGATAATAATAATTCTCATTGGACTTATTTCAATCAAATACTTTCAGTGATACCTCAAGAAGATAATGTTAAGTTATGCGATGACATTGTTCATCAACAATTATTCGGTATCAAATAAATGTTTGATATTGATATAAACTTAACTGAAGCCCTTGCTCAACATTTAGTTGAGCAAGGTATAAGCACAAAAGAAAGTGAATTTATTTCTTTTGTAAAAACTAAAACAGATAATATTATAAGTGATATTATCGGAACCAGCGAAAAGGACGCTTACTTATATGTATGAAATAATAACAAATCTTTATGATTACTTTATAACCTTTGCTTCGTTGTCCTTGTTGCTTGTTGCTTTATTCTATTGGATAGTTTTATCAATAGATAGAAAACAACAAAAGGACTTTGATACAAAGTATAGAGAAAGCCGAAACAACAACGAAAGGAAATAGATGACTAAAATAGAAATAGATAGCGACGTTTCAATGCTATCTAATAAACAATTAAAGATTAATATATTGCAATTTTTAGATAATTATAAAGATATATTAATTGATAATATGAGAGACCCAAAAGTATATGATGACCCATATATTGAAAGGGACGTTCGTTCACTTAAAAAACAATTTAATACAATGAAACAAGCAATCAAGGGGACTGAATAATATGGAGTGGGTATTTGTAGCAAGTATCGCTTACATTATAGTAGTATTTGGATACTGTATTGTAAGAATGATTAACAATTAATTTAGGAACTCGGAACAGGGAACAGGGCGACAAGCCCTGTTCCCTTTTTTATTTATGCGTTAATTTGTGGAGCTTTATTATTCCAGCCAATACCAACACTAGCTTGTAATACCTTATCTAAACTAGCAATCAAATCAGCAGGTGCGTGGGCTTCCATTATAGTATCTAAAGCCACTCTCTTAACTTGTTTCAGTTGAGAAAGTTTTTTGCCTTCTGGTCTTTTTTCTATTTCTTGTTGAGCAAGTTCACTAGCCCACTCTCTTATTTGTTCTTCACAAAGAGCAACATTTATTCTCTCATCTTTATCATTAGATTCAAATTTATAATCTAATTTACTTTTTAATGTTTCACTAGTTGCTTTCTTTTTAAAGAAAGTTTTAGCTGTTGCTTTTGCTTCCGCTAGATATTGTTCAGCTTCTTTTAGCTTATCAATAACAGATTGTGCCCCTATTTTTTTGGCAAGTTTTTTAGAAGCTGTATCGGTTGCTTGTGATATATATTGACGAACAAGTAGTTCTTGCTGTTCGATCATTGGATCTAGTTCCCTTTTAACTTTGTCTCTAAAGTGATCTAGTTGATACTTAGTCATTGCTTGTGCCATATTTTACCTTTCGTTGTTTATTTGTAATCATAACATAATATCCCAGATTAAGTCAATCTAATTCTTTTGTTTATTTTTTTTATTCCCGGGTGGGTCCCGCCCACAGGTGTTTAGTGTGCCATGGGTGGGTCCCGCCCACAGGTGTTTAGTGTGCCATGGGTGGGTCCCGCCCACAGGTGTTTAGTGTGCCATGGGTGGGTCCCGCCCACAGGTGTTTAGTGGACCTGCGACAATATGTCGCATTGACTTAAGCAAATAACTTGATCCACGAATCAGGGCCCAGGAATAAATTTAGTTATTGCCTTCTGGGATATGATGGGATACTATTTCAATTAACAACGAAAGGAAAAAGCATGCAAGGAACAATTGATAAGTTAAAAAAGATAGGTTTTAAAAAAGTACCTACAGAAAAAGGGTTTGTAATGTATGAGTTGACGCCTTCAAAGCTTAATAGCTTTGATTCAAATTTCAAAGCTCAGGATCCAATAAAGAAAAAAGTTAAAAAATGAATAAAGACGAGTTGAAACAAATAACCGGAGGGCTTTCAAAGCCCTCCAAGATGCCTGGTTTTAGTTATAACTTACCGGCAACTAAATGTATTACAGGCGCTAAACTTGTAAAGATTCCCGGATCAGTTTGTTCGGGCTGTTATGCCTTAAAGGGCCGCTATCGTTTTCCTAATGTAAAGGATGCAATGCAACGCCGATTAGATTCTATTAATCATCCCCTATGGATCAAGGCCATGGCCGCAAGCATACTAGAGACGAAGACCGGTTTTTTTAGATGGCACGATTCCGGAGATCTACAGTCACTTGATCATTTAAAGAAAATTTTTGAAGTATGTAATTTAACACCTGGAATTAAACATTGGTTACCCACACGGGAGGCCTCAATTATTAACTGCATACAAGCGGATGAAGTACCAAAAAATTTAATTATACGACTTTCTGCCCATAAAGTAGATGGCAAGGCCGCAACATTTTGGCCCTGGACGTCTACCGTTGTTACGTCAGAAAAAACATGCCCGGCGGCTGAACAAGATAACAAGTGTAAAGATTGCCGGGCGTGTTGGGACCGTACTATTCCAAATATAGCTTACGGTAAACATTAACATGATAAGCCGATCCGAATCTAGAAGGCGTGCGATAAGTGGCGAAAGCGAAAGCTGGGAACCGGTGCACGACGGTTTATCACCAAGTAACAAGCAGCAAGCGGTGGGACCCGCCCGCAAGTGTTTGTTGGGGTGGGCCCCGCCCACAAGTTTTTTATTGCCTGCGACACTATGTCGCATTGACAAAACAAAATTGCAACAGCTCGCAAGTGCCTTGATTCTTGAATAAATAATCATTGACCAAGGAACATGGCTAGGATATTCTGGGATGAGTAACAACAATGGAGTAAATATGGTTAACTCAAGATACGAGCTTACTCTTATCGAAGAAGGTTTTGATAAGGATGGCAAGCTCGAGCACAGACGTGAAACAAAATATAACCCAGATGAAGTACGTAAACTTCGTATGGGTCTTGATCAAGACATTGTTAACTTTTTTGAAGAGCAGGAGGAGGAACACCTGTTTTTCACACACCTATACAATGCAGCAATGCGTGAGTACACTACGCCCAAGTTCGAAGTGCAGCCAGTTACGTACGAATGCTCAAAGTGTGGGTATGACGACCTTCCGGATGATAAAGTAGATTGTCCAAAGTGTAAGTAATTCAAGCGGCGCCAGCTCCAAGCTGGCGCCAAGATCCAATAATATTTAAAACAAGTCGCAAGCAAGCACAGGCCTCAGGCACAAGACGCAAGCAAGCGTTGGGGTGGGACCCGCCCACAAGTGTTAGTGCGACATTATGTCACATTGACAAGATGTTCTTGGACCTTGGTCCAACCTTCAGCAATACAGGAACAAGGCTCATGGTTTGCAAGCTGCATGATCTTTGATCCTTCATAAAGTTTTATGGTACAAGGACCGAGGGCCTTTTGCAGGATGAAAGTATTGTTGGGGTGTCGTACATGAAAGCTAATTTGATGCGCTGAGAGGATCGGAAATTCACCCTTTGTAACCTTCAATTCAATAGTAAAAAATTTACCAGATTTGTTATAGCACAAGAGATCTGGAACACCAGCCGAGGCCCAAGACTCAAGTCTTGTAAAGGAAATTTCAGTTATGTTTTTTTTAACTTCGTGCCAAAATTTTGACTCTGGTTTCAATTCAAATTCAGGTTACAATTGTATTATGAAATTCGTTTAATCATCTTACCCATTTCCCATTTTGTAGGCTCCACTGTGATGATTAATCTGTGAGATTCTCTAACACCAATAATTTTATTTTCCATTAATTGAATACCTTTTACATCAAAGGTTTCTCCATTAGGCATATAGACTTGAACTCTTGCATTGTTAGCAACTTCAGATTCTATCATAAATTTATTTATTATCTGTCTTAAAAATCTACCCTGCATATCTATTCCTTTTTTACCTGGGGTTCAGTATCCGGATAAATCCTTCGTAAGCCAACCCCAGGATCATTTTTGGAGATGAATGATTATTGCATTTATACCAAAGTTAACCTATAAGATCAAGTGTATGGGACAAGTAAAAAGACTTACAGAAATGCAAATAAAATTCGCTCATGAATTAGTAACTAATGAGGGAAGAATGAATGGGACTGAAGCCGCCATAGCTGCAGGATACTCACCTGATACAGCTAGGAATGCTGCCTATAAACTTCAGAACCCCAAAATATGTCCATTAGTTGTTCAATACATTGGAGAGTTAAGAGCAGAAAATCAAAAGAAATATGACATTACTTTTGAAAGTCATATTACAGAATTAGGTAAAATTAAAAATGAAGCTTTGAAAAATAAAGCCTGGAGCGCTGCTGTTAATGCAGAAGTAGCTAGAGGCAAGGTTGCCGGGTTATACGTTGAACAAAAAATTATCAGGACCGGAAAATTAGATGATTTATCAGAGGAAGAATTAGATAAAAGAATTGCAGAAGTATTGGATGAATACTCTCCAATCCTTGAAGGTGTTGAAGTTGATGAACTAAAGTCTAATGTTGTACAAAAACAAAAAGATATTAGATTAGGAAAACCTCAACGACCTCCAAAGAAAGAAAAGATTTTAGTGAACTATTCTTCTTCGTCTTCGTCTTCATCAGACCAATCGTCCGACTCATCGGAATCAGAATCACAATCGTGATTTTCTAATTCTTCAGCTTTATCTCTGATAGAATCAATATCTTCTTGTATTCTATCTAGTATGTCTTGGATTGTTTCTTGTTTTTTCTTACCCATATCTTCTCCATTTTCGTTATGTTAGATAGCGGAATTACCGTTCGATCTCCAAAGTTAATTTCGCCAAGATCATTTATCTCATAGGAAGAAAATATCCATAAATATTTTTGTGTTTTCTTAAAAATAAAACCAATTGAAATACAATGACTTACAGATAATTTATCAAATTCAACTTCTGAAGCCCATCCAGAATCACTGCAAATATCTTCCCAAGATATTTCATATAGGTCATAATTGAATTTATTCATATAAATCAATTTAAATCATTTTAGATATTATTTATAGGGTCATGTGGTGCTTTTGATATTTAAATAAGTGGCTATTTTCCTTGTTTGTGGTGTTTGTGGTGTTCATGTGGTGCTCCATGTGGAGCTTTTAAAAACGACATTATCTATATAAATCAATGACTTAACCTATTTTGTGGTACTATTAGGGTTCATTTTAGGGTAAATGAAAAAAAATTTTTCACTTTACCCCTCCAGACCCCCTCAAAAGCACCACAAATTGAAGATTCTCTATACGTACCAATGATTCTAATCAATTTCAAAAGCACCACAAGAACTCCACAAATGAGGAAATACGCCACTAAAAAACACCACACGGGCTCCACATGAGCACCACAAATGCGTGACATTTATGCAACAAACACACTTTTGCCACAATGTTGCCTTAATCTTGCCACAATTAGCTTCGGCTCTCCATTACCATCTCATAGGCAATGTCGCTTGGGTCCATGTTCGTGACCAGTTCTAAATTCTGTATTTGTTCTATTTTGTCCGCAGCTTGAGCCTCGGTTATTTCATTATTAACCAATAACTCTTTTACAACGTCAAGTTGTTTCTCAACCATTTGAGTTACATAGTCTTTCATACTCATATTTTCTCCTTTAGTTATATGTAATTGATTCTGGTCCATCACCATTCATCACTTCTTCTATTTTAAATTTAGCATGTTCTTTAAAAGCATTATCTTTTTTTTCTACTTTCTTTAAGTAATCAGAATACATTTCTATTTCAGTCCAAAATACTACAAAAAATATAAGATAAGATTTAACAGTAATTATACGATCGGCTTTATCTAGTTTCATTATTCTTTTTTGCATCTTTCTTATAAAGTTAGAAATATCATCTTGAATTTTTATAAACTCTACATCTGTCTGTTTCATCCATGTCTCCCAAATTTTTTATTGAATGGAATAATAGAGTCTTTACTTTCTGGTTCTAAAGTATCACATTCTAGTTCTTGTTCCTCGTTTTCAATAATTGTTCCTACATATTTAACATCTGTATGTTCTGGGTCTGCATCAACATAAGTGGTCTCGCATACCTCAAAATCTTCATTAGTTAAATGTCTATTTATTTTATCATGAATGATTCCTCCTTTATCTAAACAGATATCAAAAGCTTCATCTCTATTATTTGCCTTAACATATTGTTCTACAGTCAATTGATAAGTATGTACTATTCTATAAACTTTTTTGTTCTTATCATCTGACCATAATTTAAATGGTAGTTTCATATTTTCTTTTCTTTCCAAGAATTAATTATTCTTTCGTTAGTGCTGTTATCAATGTAAATAGTCCAATCTTTCATAGTCACATATATAGACTCTTTAGATCGAACATCTATTTTGATACCTTTTATATTCTTAATTATTTTTTTCATATATTTTCCTTTCTATATGAAACTTTATTATATGTGGGATATTATGTCAAGCTTTGTTTTTATAATATTGATCTACTCTTTTTAAGAACTCATGTTGATAATTAACAAACTCATTACCTTCTACCTCAAAACGCTGGAAAAGATTGTCTTTTGTACATATTAGGACAACACCTCTGTCTATTTTAGTACCATATATAGTGTTATGTCCCATTGCATATGCTGCTAGTTGTAGAAAATAGTCAGTAATCCATTCCTTTCTTTTTGGCTTGTTGCTTTGTTTAAAGTCTATTATACTCTCTGCCCCTCTATAAACACCTGCTAAATCAGTTGCTCCTGCATACAACCCTGGATAATGTATAGTAACCTCAGAACCCCAAATCTCTTCTAAATCCTTTAAACCGTTGTCAATGATCTGTTGGGCCATAGTATGTGCATTCTGGCCTATATCGGTCAAATCT